AACACTTTTTGCATCTACAGTGTAGGTTACAATGTTAGGCTTAAATGTAAACTTACCTTTTACCAGTAGAGGTGTATTGTAGTAAAGTAAATCTCCTTTAAAATAGCCTACGTGATCTCGCGGCGTTGCTTTTTCGTATTCATCGAAGATATCACGCATACTTCCTGCAAACTGTCTATATGAATCTTCAGGTTCAATTCCTCTGCTTAGTTTCCTATTTAAGATCATTTTTTCTAGATCTTTGGCGCTAGTGCTTTTACCGTCATATCCTTTAGCTGAAAAACCGCTTTTATCTGTTAATACAAATTCGCCTTTTTCGTTCCTTCCAAAAATAACAGCAGGAGACCCATCCCACTTTACAGTGACGTCAGTATGTCCGCCTTGTTCGAGATTTTTTAAAGCTTCGATTGCCCGTGTAGCACCTTTACTTCCTTCCCAGAAGACTATGTCTTCTGCATGCTGGATACGTGCTCCTTCCATAAGTGGTATTGAGTTGGACTGATAAAATTCAAAAAATCTCATATTCCGGCTAGCTCCTTTATACGCTGAATCTCCGTGCCTTCCGGTAGTGTGAGTCTGTCTCTTTCAAATGCAGTACGAGCATCTGCAGTAATTTGTTCTAGATCGCTTCTTCCTCTGATAGCATCATATATACTGGTAACAGTTTCTAAACTTTTCGCATCGTTATTTTTACCAAGTAACATTTTTGCTATCTCATCGGGTTGATCTGAAATAACATCGTCAGTTGCCCTATCAATTAATCCTCGCAGGTAACTCCATTTCATGCCTTGTGCTTTAGCAATACTAGCTAAAAGTATATGTCTATGTTTACCTTTGTATTGGCTGCCACCAGGTTCACCACGCATACTCCATTTTAACCATTCAGGATTTCCAAACATTAAATCCGTTTGCACAAATCCTAGTGACTCATCGCCGTTTATTGGTGTTTTAAAGTGTACATTGATGCCGGACTTGGCAATCCATTCTTTTGGATTTTTTCCATTTTGTTTACACCAAGCAGATAATTTTTGTACCATTTCATCTTTTGATACATCATCTATGTTGACAGCAACATCTAGATCACCTGAAGTGTCTGCTACGCCAGTACTACCTAACTTAAAATCATTATGTGGCAATCCTGTAATTTTTTCTAGCCAAGCAAGTGTAGTTTCAACATCTAGCCTGTCTATTCTTTTAGTCGCTAGTGATTTGTCTGGATTTTTAAAAACATTACCACCTTCTTTTAAGAGCATTAAAGTTTCCTTTTATTCTCAATTATACGTTGTATTCCTCTTTTAAATTTATTTGGATCAGCCGAACGGATACTATTAATAAATCTTTTTTCTAATTCAGCAGCTTCTGCAGGAGTATAATTTTCATAAATTAAATTAATCAAATTAATAGAACTGTTAATAATATTATTAGCTGTTGTATCAATGATTAAATCATTGTTTTTATTTAGAGCAAGATTACTTAATTCTTGCAATATACTTCTAGTTTGTTTTCGCATACACGTATCCTCTTATTGTATTTATTTTAAAATGTTACACAAAGAGGCTACTAATAGATTCTTCATTGGTTACACGACGTATAGCTTCTCCAAATAAATTTGCGACACTTACTTGCCTTACCCTACATCCATCTTCACAATGATCTGCAATCGTATCAGTGATAACTAGCTCAGTTAAAACGCTCTCTCTTACCCTGATACAGGCACTTCGACTTAGCACACCATGTGTAATGTAGGCCTTTACATCAATTGCACCTGCATCCATAATGGCTTTTGCAGCATTGCATAAGGTACCTCCACTGTCTACGATATCATCTACTAGGATAGCATGTCGACCTTCCACATCACCAATTAAATGCATTACTTCACTCTTACCAGCCGCAGGTCTACGTTTATCAACAATAGCAATGTTACCATGGAAAGCGTCTGCAAATTTACGAGCACGGACAGCACCGCCTGCGTCTGGACTTACAAACACATACTCACTACTGTCTTTTTGATGTTCCTTGATATCTCTTGCAAAGATAATCCTACTGGTAAGATCGTCAACAGGAATATCAAAAAACCCTTGTATCTGTCCTGCATGTAAATCCATAGTCAGTACACGATCAGCACCTGCTGTAGTAAGTAGGTCAGCAACTAGCTTTGCTGTAATGGGTGTGCGGCTGGCACTCTTGCGGTCTTGTCTAGCATATCCGAAATATGGAATGACTGCTGTAATACGTTGTGCAGAACTACGTTTAGCCGCATCAATCATAACCATGAGTTCCATTAGGTTATCGTTGACCGGAGTACTTGTTGATTGGATTATAAAAACATCTTCTCCTCGGATATTTTCTAAGAATTCTACAGAAGTTTCTCCGTCTGAAAACCTGTCAATCTTAGCCGGTACAAGTGTACTAAAACTATGCTCTGCAATTGCGTTTGCAAGAGGCTGATTTGAATTTCCTGCGATTAGTTTCATTATTCTTTAGATTAAGGTTAAATTATTATAATACTGTAAAAAGTTATTTACGTCAACCTAATAATATATCAAGGATGTTTTGATTAGATATATCTGCGATCTTGGCACCGCAAGCTTCGGCTTCTTTTGCAAGCAATTTATGTGCATTGTTGTTACAGATACTTACAAAAAAATCACAGGCCTTAAACCATCCTGCAAGTTCTTGATCAGTTTGATAACTTACAAAGATTGTATCAGGTAGGTCGTTAAGTGCGGAATGGGCAAGCACAACACAAGTCGCTCTCGCAGGTAGTTCAAGTTCGCAAAATTCAGCAAGCTGTTCTTCTGCAAACCCTAAACTAACTGTAATTACTATTGGTCTACCGCAGTATAATGTAGCAGGATTTTCTCTGTTCCATATCGTACGGTCAATATCATTATCTTCCATAACAAAATATTTATGTTGATTTTTTATTATAGATAATTTATAATGATAAATAGTTTTGTGCATTTGCACAGTTACACACAAACATTTACACACATAGAAGGAGACACAAATGAACATTGTAACATCAATTTTTGATTGGTTGAATGGCAGCGCCAGTGAGCGAGATCGCGAACTAAAAACTTTCGTAAAATCAGAATATAAACATGATTGGGAATATGCTTTTAATACCCTAAAAGAAAGCCGACAGCTACCTCTTCTAGAGGATAGATGGAATGTTAGATAAGCTACGAGCATTAGGAAAACGTTTGCTTGCAGCTATTGAAAAAAGCCAAATGCGTAGGGCTCGTCGTGAGATGGAGCAAGGCGGATGGAGCTAGATCAATTTGCTTTTAAAGAAATTGGTCATAACATACTTGGCCCCAATCGAAACAGTTGGGGCTATGTATATACAATTGCAATATTTGCAAGAGATGATATCATTATTAAAACTATTACACCGAGTAAAACAAAAATAATTAAAAGATTTAGTTGTTGGAATGACGCTGCAGATTATGTAGAACTGATAAATGCAGATAGACGTTATTAATTTGCATCCACCCACTGGGCACTTTGGCCATCATCATAATATATTTTAAGCTTACCATCGGCAGAATTCCACCATAAATCTCCTTGACTAGGATTACTAGGGGAATTGTCTGACACAATTGCCTGTGCTGAAGCGGTTTGTTGTTGTGGTAAATCAGTTGGTACAAATGCATTAGCAGTTTGATCCCAACTTAGTATTTTTCCTTGTCCATTATCTGCATCTAATGTAACCGAATTAGAATCAACATCAGTGATATCAAATATCGTTGATATTGAACTGCCTGTAGATAATCCTGCTACAGTATCATTAAGTAATTTTTCATTTACAAGGAGAAAACCGCCTTTTGTTTCCTTGTTGTACAATCTTAGAGTATCATTGTCACTGTCAAAATAAATTTCTCCACGTGACCCTACGTTATTTTCTAGAAAATCTGAACCTCTTGGAATAATCCTAATCCTATTTACAATCGGCGATGATGACATAAAAAAATCCTCTTTAGAATATTTATCGTGTAATGTTGGTAAATATATTTGACATTTGAAAGCAAATGTTATATATTATTTTTTACACACACAGAGGAGTACAACATGACCAAAAATAATTATACCAACCAAACCTTTGACCAAATGAATGATATGATGAAAAACTTCATGCCCGTGGTAAAGCCTAATAAGAATGGATATGAAATCCGGACTAAAGTGCTAGAAATGGCACAAAACCAAATGTGGCAAGACTACCATGCAAAATGGGGAGCTTGGGAAACTAAGATCTCTAAGGACGGAGACGAAATTGTTACAGAAGTAAAGATGCCCGAAGTACCTGGTGTAGAGTCAGTTTTATCAGCAGCAGAAAGAATGTATGCATTCGTCACTGGTAATAATAAATAAGTTGTAACACAAAGACCCTAAATAGGAAACGAGAGCATAGCTCGGGAAATATAAATTTAGCCAAAAAAGCCCCTAGCAATTGAATCTAACAGCTCGCTTGAGCGAGGCACTGTTTAACGGTTGTTAGGGGTTAACCTTTTTAAATCTTCAAATATATATCTAATAGAATTGCAAAAAATATTTGTACAAAGAAAAGTATAAAAAGTGTACTGAGAAATTTCCTTGTAGCACATCCTTTACACACGTCTTTAATCAATATAATATCGTCTTTTAATTTATCGTACAAAGGCGGCATTAGCTTATTATCACACCATGTGATGATAATATAATCCAAGTTTGATTTGTATATAACAAACTTACCGTATCTCCTACCGCATTAAAAGCGATATTAGTTGCTCCAGCAAAAGTTGCTGTCAAATTTACTGCATTGTTCTGATAGTTTGTCATAGTTATTACTTTGTATTGACCGTTACTTCCATTTGCCAATGTTACTGTTAATTCACCTGAAGTAGATCCAGTAAGATGTGTAACGGTTTGAGTAATTGAGCAATCGGCTTTACTATCGCCTGCAGAATCAACTCCGTCGTTAAATGCGATAAAAGATTTGATATTATTAAAAATATCCTGCACTGCAATATTAGTAGTCATCCTATTAATATTTCCTTCGCCGTCGTCATCTCGGGCTACGAGCACTAATAAATCATCAGCAGTAAGATTTGGACCTCTGTAGGGTAGTTCTGAAATTTTTTTATCTGCCATATTTTACCTATAATGTTTCAATAAAATTTTCATCGTGCCGATGGGGTAAGCCTTTTGCACAAAAATCGCAATGATTAGAAACTGTATTATTTCTCTTAATATTACGAGCTTTTTTTATTTTCTTTTCTCTAAGTTTTTGTTTTTGCATTTTTTTCTTTGTCATTCTTTTCCTTTATTGTATTTATTTAGGAGTATAGATAACGCCATTAATCATGTACTTAGAATCATACCAATCAAAGTCAGTGCTTGCATGAAGTAATGAACACGGAAATAAATGGATAGCTCCTATTTCCCATTCGCCTAATGTATCTACTTCAAGGCCATATAATGCCCCTGGATTTATATGGGAAAGTCTATCATAGGCAGGTAATTTGTCATTAATAGGCTTTGTAATTTTATTTTTTAAACTTGTAAAATTTTTAATAATAATAGTTGGAAAAGCATCAGTTCCCTCAACTTCGAATTCATATTTTGTTTTTCTCCTGTAAAACCTATCGTCTGGCATTAATTTATCAAAATAACAAGTAGGAGATGCCTTGGTTAGAGGTATTAAAAATCTACAAATGACCGACCCTTGATTTCTTAAACCTGCATCACTATCAGTATGTACACTATGAGTAGCAGAGCCAAGGTGTTGTAAAGTGGCATAGAGAACAATATTATAAGAAGGAAAATTATTTTTTTTTAATAGGTGTTGAAACTTTTTTTTAAAATTATAATTAAAGGCTGGTAAGTCTAATTCTACCCTTTTTACAAGTTTATTATGTATAATATTACCTTGTTTTCCTAGATTGGTCGTGACCATTGTAGGACAATAGGTGTTAATAAAATTATTTAAATCAATTTTTTGAAAATCAGTCACAAGAACTTTGTTTAACATAGATTGATACCATACATTTTTTTTACAAGGGCAATAAAATCTTTTCCTCTTTGTTTTTTAATTAAATCATAGTAAGCAATAAGCTTTTCTTTTTTTCTTAAATCAATTTCAGTGTTGAAGGCATTTTCAACAACAGTATACCATCTATCAGGTAACAAAGATTTTACATCATTTAATGTTATTTCTTTTAATGCATCAATTAAGGTAGCTGGATGATTTAGACCGTTTGATGCAACATTAATATGATATGGCAAGTTATTTTTCGAACAATATAAGAGGAAATCTTTCAAACCAATTGCGCTGAAAGAACTTAAAGTAAAACTAAGTGTAAATTGAAAACCTTCCCCTTTGGTTTTAAAAAATTTATCAAATAATTTAATATTGTCCTCAACTAGGTGCCATTGTGCAGGATACCGCACAAATTCAAATATCTCCTCTGTGCCATCCACACTTATAACAAAATTGACAAATTTAAATTTTCTTAAAGCCTGTAAATGATAATCTTTAATATAAGTGCCGTTAGATACTACCTGTAATTTTACTTTCCTTAATTTTTCTGCATCAACTGATTCTATGTATTGCCAAAAAGATTTTGCTAACATCGGCTCTCCGCCATACAATTCTAATGTTTTAAATTTTGTAGAATCAGTGTTAATAAATTTTTCTAAAATATGTTTAATACTTTTTTTGTTAAAATATTGTGTTTTTGATTTTCCTACCGAAATTAATGAAGAAAATACTTCAACATCTTCGTTCCATTTAGTTGAATAAGTTGGATTACACATTATACATTTTAAATTGCATATATTGCTAATTTTGAGTTGTAGTGTATTAGGAAATGAAGTAGGACTTCTATAAAAAACTTTCTGATTTATTTCGTTTAATCTTTTAGATTGGCCAAAACTTTTTTCGTTATTATAACAAAAAGCACATTCATCTAATTTTTTATTATTTAAAATTTGTTTTCTTTTTGATTGTAACAACAACCCATTCCAAAAATCGATGTAATTATTATTTTCATAAGCATGTTCTTTTATGCTTACACAACAAAGTCTATAAGATTCTGGGCTTAATTCTATTGAATAGAAAGGAATCGGACAATAAATGTTATTCATAAAGTTTACAACAAATTAAAAATCTTAATACATATTTTGATGTGAAACCTTGATAAGCACCTGTGCAATGAATCTGATATGGATTAATTGTTACTAAGTCTCCTAAACTCATTTTATATACTCTATCAATATGTAAAGATTTTTCCATACCGGGTATGGCTAGGATATGTCCCCAATCATTTTTATCATCTATCCATCGGTTAGGATTTCGTGATATAATATTAAAATCAAAATCAAAAAAATTAAAATGTTTATAATTTGTTGTATAATTAAAATCTTCTTGAAATTCATAACCTCCGTAACGATAATTGTAATGTTCTTTGAAAGTGATAAAATCGGTTGTCAATTGTTCCGTAGATTTTTCTTCAGTGTCAAAAGCTATTGGTATAATACATATTTTTGTAACACAATATTGTCTATCATCGTTTGGATAAAATGGATAATGTCCATCTATGTGGGGCCGAGTAGGGTTAGGAATATGACAAATATTTACATTATCAATTAAAATTGGCATAGGAAATTGTTCAAGGTAGAAGTCTAACAATTTTTTTTTAATATTGTCAATTATTTTTCTATCTGTAAAAACTCTTAATGTAGCCATTCTTCCTTTAATATCATTTTCAATATAACCAGGAATCAATGACCACAATTTAATCATTTCATCAACAGATAAAAATTCTTTGTGGTTTATATGAATTAAATTTGAATATTTTTTTAGGTACGAAAAGTATAATAATTCATCACTTTTTTTGATAGTGCGATACTGATTTATTTTTTTCACTTACTATCTCCTGTAATTTTTCAATTACCAACGTTGCATCTACATTAACATACTCTGCAATATCTGATTGTATATTATAATGAATAGTATGTCCTATCTGTGTAGGATTTGTTATTGTGCTCCATAGTACAACGCCTGGTTTAGCATGTAATTTATTACAGGCCATATGTTGTACACAACTATCAATACCAAAAAATGTGCTACAATGATTTACAAGTTCCTGAATAATTAATAATGGTTCATTTTCAACTGTGCAAATCCTGTCTAATTTATCAATACGATTGTCATATTCATCGATATCAGTTTTGATACACATAAGGAAATGGTCTGTAAAAGTATCGTGAACTTTTTTAACTAAGTCATATTCATCTATATAATTCCGCTGCATCATTATATCCTTGCGTGGCGTACCTCCTACAACATTTCCTCCTTTGAGTTGGAATATAATATATTTTTTTCCAATTTTTTCAACAACCTGCTGGTAATAATTTTTAGCTTTTTGATCTACATAAATTTCAACTTCGTCTAAATATTCTGTAAATTCTAAATTAAGGCATCTTCTCCACGAGGTAAGGATATGTTCTTCTTGTTTTAAATAATCAGATTTATAAGGTTCGGTGTAGATTATATTGGTAAAGTAATCTTTTATTACATCTTTATTTAACCCCATATGTAACGATGAAGCAATATTAGGATTTACTTTGAACAAATCAGGATATGGAGACGATATTGAAATTTTTGAGGCAAAATGTTCTGATAACTCTTTAATCATATTAGAAAATAAAACACATTTTCCAATACCATTTTCTATAATAAATAACGGAGTTTGATTTTTAGGATAAATTTTATCAATTTTCATTGTTGGTACTATCTAAATTTAGGTCCTCCGTACCAGCAAATAAATGCTTTCCGTGAACCAGTAAGAATTTTATTAACTTTATGGATTGCAAAAGTTGGAAAAAGCAATGCGCTTCCTTGTTTTTTCAAATTAATTGGCATATCTATATTAAGATGTTGCTCAACTAGTATCTCTCCGCCTGTGTATTCTGAATCATCAGACAGTTGAATAATGAAAGTGATTTTCCGGTCAAAATGAAAATTTTCCCAATGAGTAGTATCATCATGTGTGTCAAACCAGTCATTTTCATTGTATTGTATTAATTGTTTTGATAGACAACCAAAACTAATATCTAAATAAAAGTAGTCTCTATTAGCTAGATTGGTCAATCTATCTAATTTAGAATCTAACCAATCAATATCATCTGGACAAAACATATGTTGTCTTGCTCTTTTTTCGCGATAATATTTATACCAAGGACTATTTTCAGTATCTACTGTTTCAACAAAAACTTCATCTTGATTCCATAAAGACCATAGTTTTTCACATTCCTTTTTTGTTAGGAAATTTTCTTTAAAAAAATATGGTTGTCTGCAACCGTCTGAACCCCCATTAACTGCATCTTGTAAGGAGTTGGAAAGATTTACTATATCGTGAGGTTTATTAATCATTTAAATTTAGGTCCGATTACATTGGCAAATAAAATAGTTCTTTGCCCTTTGGTTATTGGATTGATCTTATAAAAAAAATAACTAGGTATAACATATACACTATTTTTTTCTAAAAACGACGGAGAAATTTTTACGGTACTATGAAATTGTTCTATATCTCCGCCATCGCAGTTATTTTCTAAAATCATTAATAATGTTAATTTATTATCATATGGTAAATCATTGTACCACCAATCACAATCATGATGCCACTCAAAATAATGGTTGGCTTGAAATTTTATGATATGTAATGATTCAATATCCATAATATCTAACATAAAATTTTTATTAGCATCCTTTACAATTGGATATAATTTATTAATGACAGATTCATATTTTTCTTTGTGGAAATTTTGCTCCAAATTAAGAGTTAAAAATTTTCCTCTATAATCATCTACTTTTTTAAAAGTACCATTTGTATACTGACATAAAATATCATTACAATCTTGTTCATTGAAAAAATTTTTGTAGATTACAAACGGTGATTTTTTATAATTTAATATTGAATAATCTCCTACGCTTCGTAGACTGCCAAGTATAGGGTTATCCTCCATATGCCGGTCTCCTTATGTCTCCTTCGATTTTAACAATTTTTTTTCCTGTTAATAATTTTATCGCTCCAAACAAAACACCAGTATTATAAGCATATTCGTTCCAGCATGTTTGTGCAAATTCTTTTCCTGTTAAAAACATACATGACCCTTTACATAATTGTACTACAGGACAATGGGTACACTCATTTCTCCATGACCAATGCCGGCTAGATTTAATTTTTACATCTTCAATCGCATCGAGATGACCTGCATGATGTTTATTTTCTAAACCAACATTTTGACAAGTCATTACATTGCCTTTTAAATCAACTGCAATATCGTCGTCCTGATCCATTCCACATTTTTGCGGAACCATTGAACCATTTTTTTTGTAAAGTAAAGTTCCAAACCATTCATTAATTTTTTCAACAATTCCAACAACTTGCAATAGAGGTCGGTCACCATCTACAATGCCATTATAGACTTTTTCCCTAAATTCGTTTATGTAATCTTCATTAAACTTACCGGTTTTTTCATTTAAGGCAGTTTTAAGATCATAAGCCTCAACCACTCCTTCGCAATTAATATTAACATCAGGAAATCTATCTCTAAACCATTTTACAGTTTCATTGAAATTATCATTTTCTTTTGTCCATACTATAGAGAATGCAAATCCAAGTTCTTGCTTTTTATCTGCTGCAATTAGTTGATTAACTAATGCAAGTTTCTTAGGATTATCAAGCGGATCAGGCCCTCTTAGATGATATCCAGGACCGTCATGAGACATTGCAATATTAAATTTATGTTCTTTAAAATAGTCAACCTTTTCCTGTGTCAATAAACTTCCGTTTGTTACTAAGGTAAATTCAACATCATCGCTACATTTTTCTTCTAAAACTGGTACAAGTTTTTTAATTTTCTTCCAGTAAAGTAACGGTTCTCCGCCCCATAATTCTACTGTGCTACATGACGAAAGATCAAGTCTTGCATCTAACTTTTCAATAAATTCATCTACATCTTCTTGGTCTGTAACTGATGCTGCAGGAACAAATGATGCTTGACTACAATATTCACATTTATAATTGCACTTTAATCCTAATTGTATTTTAAGTCTACCGGGATTTTTAACTTTTTTTCCGGGATTAAATAATGGATGGATTGGATTTACGTTATATCCATGTGTGTAATCTTTTGGACTATACACATACATATCATTAATTTTTTCTATACCAATTGGATTTTTTTCATATAGGTTTTGTCCGTTTTTGTTTACAAAAGTACTTTCATAGGGATCATAAAAAAATTTTTCTCCGTCGTCGCAAATTAAAGTGAAAGTTACAGGATCAGTCATTGTTCCTCTATTTTATATATATAAGAAATTCTTTTATCAACAGAATAAGCATGCGATACAGTAATTTTTTGTTTAACCAATGGTAAAATAAGTTTATTATCTTTTATTTTACATTTTCTATTTTTAAGTAGTAAGCTCATATTTTTTTTGATATTCAATAACTGAAAGTCCGTTTTTCAATAAATTTTCTTTAAATTGTTGGAAAGCATTGTTAACAAAATAATAATTTTCATTTGTACAAAAATCTAAAATATCATTATTTTGTATAGATTTTTTTCTGTCTGCAATATTATATATCCTGTTTCCATATAAAGGAACAAAAAAATCATATTCGTTCAAAAACTTAAATGAAGTATTTTCAGTACTATAATATAAATGGAAATAACGCCAATAATTTATTTTAAAAGACATCGTTTCTTCTATACCACTAGTTATTTCTGTAGCCGAAGAATTATATTTACTTTTACATGCATTCCAATAACTACCTGCATCCTCAAGATTAGTCCAAGTATATAAAATTGTTAAATCAGATATTTCTTTGAAAAAATTATTAAATGTTTCATTAAACTCTAATGTTTTTAACATGAAAGTTTCATCAGGAATATTAATGGCATCAGGATCACTGTCATCGTCGTTGTCAATTATCATTGTGATGAAAGCATCTAATTCTTTAAGTAACAAATCAATAGGATCAATAAAAATCGGATCTACAGTACCTGCAGTATTACCTAAAGCAAAACAATTTTTTATTATAGCCTTATCAATGCATCCAAAATTTAAATTTATTAAAGAAAATTTAGGTATTTTTGAAAGATTTAAAAAATTTTCTGTTTCTGAAATAATTTCTAAATCTGAAGCATATGTTTGATTAAAAATATAGGTATAATAAGTTTTATCTTGTAAATGAATTTCTATTAGATAACCATGACGCATTACATACAGGTCTTTCCAAATTTTAGCGTTTGAACTGTCTACTTCAAATTGTATGGCACAATTAGCTTCTATTGCAGGATTTAACCAAAAATTATAATTTGAAAAATTTGACATTACATCTCTAAATTCGCCTGTACAATCAAATACAAAGTCACAAGGATATTTTTCTTTTTGACCAATAACAGAAATAATAGTTTCGTCTTCGGCTTGTTCTACCCCAACAAAAAAATCATTGATAAGAGTTACCTCGTGCTTTGTTGCTAAATTTTTAATATATGCCAATAATAATGTTGATTTATAAGAAATACCTATAGATCTACTCGGTACATCAAATAATTCTATTATTTTCTCTAAAGGTAAATCTGGTAACTTTTCATTAAAGAGCGATGTGAAATCGCAAAAACCTATTGATGTATCGTTGTATAAATGATTTAGGTATGCTCGTTTAAATGCATCATTAAACAATAAAATTTCTTTTTCAGGATCGAGCTGATTTTCATCATTATCTGTTTCATGTTTCTGCGGCCACTGAATTTCATCAATCCTCAAACTATTAAATGAATTATTGCTAGTAAAAACTTTTTTTTCTTTATTCCAATTATTGTATCTTTTACCAACATTGATTGTTCCTTTAGTTTCTTGGAAAAAATCTTTTATATCGATAAATTCAAGAAGTTTTTCGGTCAGCGCAAAGGTTCCTACATTAATTTCGGTATCCTCTTCTATAGATTGATCAATGATTTGGATGTCAAGAAAAGGTAGTTGTGTCTTTAGAATATAGGCACATATCCAACTTTGCACTTTTGATCCTACAATAATAATTTTTTTAATTTCCATCATTCCTCTATTTTGTTAATTATATCTTGAATCTGACGAAGGTTAATATTAATAGGTAGATTTTGAACATTATCATGCAAACTTAAATTTGTGTTATTTATATCACTACCTGTACTTTTTAATAATCTTGTTCCTAAAACTTTATTGTCAATTGAACCATAGACTAAATTTAATGTGATAGGATTATAACTTTTTCCAAAATAAAATGATTCACCTTCAAAAAATAAAAAATCTCCCGAAGAGGCCGAAAAGGCTTTACTTTTGATTAAATCTGATGTATAATAAAAAATTTCATTAGATAAAGGAATAACACAAAATGTATTTGAATAATTGATTAAATTTGAATTCTGTTGATAATTTTTTTGCAGACATTTTTGTACTTTTTTTGTTCCGATTTCATGCACAAAAGTCTTGTGCCTACCAATGGTAATATCTAATAAATTTAAATTTGAATCAATTGTTTTTACTTTTCCATGTAACTTTTTTATTATATCAATTACTGAATCAATGCAAAAAATAATTGAATATATATCATTATTTGTTTGTTTTTTTACTACAATATTTGGTATGGTAAGGCTTTTTTTACCACTTTCAAAATGTATAAAGTCTTTATTAAAATAATAAATGCCTCGTGCCAGATGTAAAAAATGTTTCAACCGTGTAACCTCGAGCAACGAAACTTTATTCTTTTCATATATCATTATTAATGATCCTTACCCTTGTTACAGGTACAAATTCAATAAATGTTTCGTATATTATATTATTATGTTCAGTAATTGAGCTACTAGGATTATAATTAGGAGTTTCTAATATTATAAAATTTTTAAATACTTCAAAGTTACAATTATTCAATGAAAAAATATCTTCATTTTTTTCAAACTCAATATAGTTAGCTAGTTTTTCAAAAATGTCTAAATCCTGTAATTGATAATCAAAATTTGTTATCTTACCAAGTTGGGCAGAAACGAGAATATAATCAAAAAGACTATAAGCTTCTTTTTCTATACTATTGCCAAATGTGATATCATTAAATAAATCTACAGTAAAATAAGGAACTTTATTTTGAAAGTTTGTAGCATATTCGTCGGGCGCCTTTTTTAAAGATTCATATCCTAAAACTTGATTATTTTCAAGTAAATGGTAAACAAACTTTTTTAGGCTTGCCCTAAAATGCTCCCAATTGTTTTGTAATACATTAAGATATCCATATATGTTATCAGAATCTATAATAATTGATCCTAAGGTTGAAATTATTGAATCACTATATACAATAGCTGTAGTTAAATCTTCATTAAACATAGGATTTAATCCTAAGTGTTCTAGATTAAATTCTATATAATTTGAATCATGTAAATCGTTAATTAAAAATTTATTTTGTTGTTTTTTAATATTGTCAACTTCATTACTGAACAACATTTTTGTTGTTTTATCTTGATAATTTAAAGTTTTTAAAAATTGATTATCTTGAATTTTATTTTCTAAAATTGCAGGTTCAATAAAATCAAAATCTTGCGTGGTATAGCCAGAAAATATTATTGTATCATTCATTTCGGTTAATGTATCAGAACTCTCAATAAATGAATTAAGAAAATTATTATCAATACCAGTGTTTATAACAAAATCAATCGGAAAATTGTTTTCGCTAGTATGTAATGTGGTTATTGTTTTACGATTTTTATTTTCTGTGTTTATTGTTTCTGTACTATCTATATTTACAATTAGATCATTTATTTTTGTTATATCATATTCTACTATTTTTTCATCTAGAAGATTATTTAAAGATTCAAGATCATAACATCCTGGCAACATGTGCCAAGATATATCTTCACGTTTAGGAAAATTATACTTATAAGAAGTGCGATATAAATTTTCCTGATTCCGATATAGCGTTAATGGAAATTTAGTAAGAATTTCTATTAAATTAGAATTAGTTTGAATTAGATACTCAATAAACGCAAGATATTGCCGGTGTGGCAATGACCCTTTTAAAAAATTATTTTTTTTACATTGGTATGCTAGATCTCGATATGATAGTTTTTGTACGTTGTCTGTGATAAAAATTTCTTTATTACTAAGACCGTGAAAAATAAACGCTTGTCCAATTGTACTATTAGTCTTTTCGAAAATATCGCTAATAGTGATATCACAATGTTTTAAAAAAAATTGCGGTAGGGTCACATCATACTCTGCTGGTTTATAATGTGGAGATATAATTTGCTGCTTGTAATCTTCTCCATTAGTAAATATTTTTACATCTACTTGTGGATGGTTTATCTTTAGCGATAATGCAATAATTTTTGATATAAAATTATTGCCTAAAACCGCAATTAATCCTATTTCCATTTTGGTCCTGAACAAAAAGCAAATAAATATTTTAATCCATCTGCTTTAACTTCTTCTATTGTATATTTTTGAAAACTACTAAAAACTGTTATTGCACCGGTTTTTTTATAAAACACATCGTCTATCTGATTAGTGTGGCCATTTGATTCTGTTAGGATTATTTTACCACCTGCTATATTTGGATCGAATGGAGGATTTAAATTTACTATACAAGTTAACTTTCTGTCAGAAAAATCTTGTATGAAATGATTTTGCTCTGTACGGGTTGAAAACCATCCTCCTTTACTATAATTTTCTAATCTTACAGCATCAATATTATTAATATCATAACCAAAATTTATGTTGTTTGCTCTTTTAAAATAATAATACAAAGAATCTTCGATATCTGATATAAAACCACCTCCGTGCCATTCTATATCAACAGCTTTACTTTTGCCAATATGAGGGCCATTTTTTGGAGTTAGATTTTTTAATAATTCTAAAAAATCTGGCACCATTGATTCTATAGCGCCTGGGAATGTAATATGATTGTGTAGCATAAATTTATTTTAATTTTGGTCCAACAATATCAAATGTTAAAACTTGTAATGCACCTCTTTGGACTGGACTTATCCTTATTGGCACAAAGGATGGGTAAATTAAAAGATTTCCTATGTGGTTATAATGATTAGGAATAGTTGTTTCAGACAATGGATCAGTTTCAACTTTTCCTCCTTCATAATTCCCAGGAGAAGACAAAAATACATAACCAGTTAATTTCCTGTCACATGGTTCATCTGAATAAAAATTTAATCTAGTATGAAAACCATATTCACTACCTTCATGAAATGTTAATAATTTTGGATCAGTTTCAAAACCCCAAATTTCGTATCCGTAATTCCTAGTATTACAATCAAAAATATACTTAATGAGCTTTTCTTCTAGATGATTTTGATTTTCAATTATAAATTGCTCGTAATTTTCTCTTGGTCTAAAGGGATCAGATACAGGATTATAATCAATTTTTAAAATATCTTTGTCAATTTGCAAATCGCAAATTTCTTCACACTCGTCTGAAAAAAAAATTCTTTCATAAATATAACAGATTTTTTTTTCTGCAAGATTATTATAATCAATCTCCATTACGTTCATAATTACTCTTCGTTATCAAGTTTTTGGAATTCTTCTATTATTTTTGGGATTTTTTCTATATATTTAATAGCTTTTAATTTTGTTTCTGATATATCCACGATATTTATAAGATCAGGTAAAATTTCTTCTACATCTTGGCAGAAATTTTCTAAAAGTTTTAGTGTTGTCTCTGCTACATCATTCTCGGTATCAATTATTTCCTCAAAATCTAGCCCTTTTTCCATGTAAGACATAATTACTTGCTGCAAAGATTTAATTTTTTCTAAACTCATTTGATCTAGGATGTTTCCGTCATTATTATCTCCTAAATCACAAAGACATTTACATCTACATTTACATAAGCATTTACAAGCACACTTGCATTTACACTGACATTTACATGCACACTTGCATTTACATTGGCACTTGCATGCACAAAGGCACTTGCATTTACATTTACATTTACACTTGCATTTACACTGGCATTTACATTTACAATTGCAGTTAGTTGTATATTCTATCCTTAGTGTGCCTTCTTCTCCTGCTACATTATTCCGTATTTGATAAATTTTGTTAATAGCAGCGCCTGTGAACGGACCATTACTAGGACTTGGAACTAGAGACACTCCATTTAATAACCAACTTGGGCTTACGAACGAAGCAGGAATAGTTGTAGGATCTACATTGCTAATATCAATCTTTTCTCCCGGATCACCTACAACGGTATTTCCAATTTTTAATGCCATTATAACCTCTGTTTGAATTATTTATCTTTATGATTTATGAGATCGTGATATAACTATTCACTGGCCAGGAACATCGACAATAATCCTCGACAGTTGTATTAGAATAATTGACTCCCATTCCACGGGAATATGAACATACCATAGCACAATAGAAATTTGTAGTACCTATACAACAGCAAACTAAACAATTATTAACTATTGCAAAACAAATTTGATTTGTGTATCCACCTAATGCGTACCTGATGTCGGCTATCTCAACAAAGCATGTTAGGGTTCCTTGTGTAGCAGGTATATTACTACTAGGTTGTATATATGATCCGTAAGACGTGGTATTTGCACACATAAAAAAATCGCTGCCTTTACCAACATAAACATTAGTCACTGTATCGGCCCATGCGTCAAAATTTCCACAAAAAATATCTAGCATTGTATATGTTCCTTGTGGATTTGCAAAAAAAGTTAAATCAGTTTCAGGATCTAACCCTAATGCCCGTTGACATGCCGCAATGCGTGGATTACAAACTATCAATTGTCCTGTTGTATGTTGCTTTCCTGGTGCTTGAGCATTCCTTTCCGCTTGGGTGAGTCCTGCTTCTAAAATTACTATCTTATCTTTAAGTCTAAAAGCCAATTTAATCTCCTATATAAACATACTTTAAACTAGAATCTCCGCCGTAGTTGCAAAATTTGATTAAATTAGCACAGCCTACCATATAAGAATCATATACACACCTACTATAATAATAAGGATTGCTGAGATATTGATAATATGGTGGTCCACCTCCTGTATAATCTGATCGGAGATCACAATACCTATGGCTATTTGCAACAGAAGAATGTGACCCTAATAAGAACGCTCTCCTTGTTAGTCCGCATTTATCAATTGCAGTTCCTGTTGTGCTCCTAGTCCCTGATGCTAAATAGGCAATAACTTTTGGACAGCGTAACCAGACTTGATTATCGGTAAATGATGTGTTAGAATTCATTCCTTGCCCATACGGAACAATAGTATCTTTAAAATCTATTGCTGTTGTTAAACTTACTGCATCTACAAGGACGCCGTTAATATAAAAAGCCATTATGGTATTACCTTAAGTTTCAAATTACTAATATTTGAAAATGATTTAAAGCCAATTTTAATTTCTACATTGTCTCCTACTTCTAAATCAAGTGCTCTAAATAAAAATCTACCCCTACCGTTTTTTACATTGCATTTTCGTTTACTCAAATAGCCTGCATTGGCCGAAACGTAAAAGTCAATATCTTTTTGAATAATATATTGATCTGAAATTGTCCCTTCTACATCTGTCAATTTGTTAACAGTTGAAATTTTAAGATCAGTTGTATTAAGATCCTCCAAACAAAGTTTACTATCCATATGTTCACATGTAATTTTATCAGTATCTTCAGTTAGCAGATTTTCTTCATTATCATAAAGACTTACATAAACTAAAATAACGTCATCTTTAGAAATTTCTTCAGGAGCATGAAGTTGAATTTTAGGTAAGGGAAGCTCTGAGTAACTACTAAGTAGAGGAAAAACATAAACAAAGTTTGCCCCGCCGATTTCATTTGTACCTAATTTAAAATCAAAATGAAATTCTCCGTGACATCTAACGTAATAACTGCATTCTGTAAAATCATCGTCTTTATCTAGTATGAAAATAGAAAAAAGTCTTTTCCTAAATTCGCCGCTAGTCCAGAAAGATGCGCCTTCTGGTGTTGTCCTTATTAATTTTGGAGCTGTTACATAAGAATTATTAAGTTCATGCCTAACAAAAGGTGACTTTGTTATTACAGAATCAAATAGGATATTTTTAGGATAAAACCAATTCATACCGTCAAAATTAAAATCAAACGCCCATAAAGCGCAATCGGACCATTCAACAAAAGTATTTTTATCAAACCCAACATTTTTATCAAACCCTCTATCATAGGTTGTTGTTCTTGTCAGTATTGAAATGTTACCACCTTGATCAAAAGCTCTGTGAATTTGTGCTCCGCCAAAATACCTAAAATATTTTGACTGCACCGATGGTTCAAAGAAAATTGATCCAGAAACCACAGACTCTAAGAAATTTGCATCCATATCAATATTATGATCTTGTAAGAACGAAACTCCATCTTTATTATCTATGAATAATATGTTTTCTGGCAATTCATCATAGATTTCTTCATGAAAGGCTTTAATTGTAATTGTATTGGTATCTACTTCTATTTTAAGAAATAAATTATCTAATAAATCATTTGTGGCCCTAAAATATTGTCGCATTATTTTTCCAATCTTTTTTCTAATTCATTAACTTTTTTAGATAATTCTTTAACAGCCTCTAATAATACAACTGTAAATTTTTGATAATCAACCTTTAAAAATCCTGTATCGCCTCTTTCAACAACTAATTCTGGATAATATTCCTGTATCTGTTGCGCCTTAACACCAATCTCTTCTTTATCATTTTTATATAAAAACTTTTCTTTTGCCAGATCGTTCCATTTAAATTTTATAGTATCAATATTTGCAATTGTATCTAACACGTTTTCAAGACTACCAGTAATGGTTTTAAGCCTTTCATCTGACGTGTATTCTGTTGTAATATCACCAGTGGCAAGTATGTTACCTGTTTGACATTCTAAAAATATATTATTAACTGCTGTAGTGCTCCTGCCTACAATAGTTTTTGCAGTATCAGTACCAAAGTATAAGCCATATCCATCTTCTGACTCTCGAGTTAACTGTTGCGCTTGTAATTTTGTAGTTGATACATAGGTGTCAAGATTAATGGTAACATCACCAGTTACACTACTGATAGTATTGATATTATCTCCACCAATAAATTGTATAGTTTGTCCACCTGCAACTGCTCTTACAGTAGAATCGTCTCCTGTAATTTTCCAAACACCACTACCATCACCTACAGCAGTGTTTGAAAATTCTACTGTTTTATTGATAGCATTGAAGGTTATACCTATACCAGCTCCAGCAATCCATGTAAGTGTATCATAACCTTCGGCGATTAAATCGTCTTGTGCTTCGGCTTGCCATGTACGAAAAGTGCTATGGGTAAGGGAAATTTTAACTTCTTTGTTTCCTAGATCAACAAAATCAAAACCGCTATCTTCATCAAATTGCAGTCTAACAAAATCATTTGCTGACTTTATAGGAGTGTTAGTATTATCAATTACATCAACATGGGTTCCTGAAAAAATAGTGAGCGATCCGTCGCTTGCACTTTCGGTATAGACATTGTCATTACCAATAATTTTTAAGGTATCGCCTGATCCAATTTCTCTTGAGATATTATCGGTACCGGTGTAATTAAAACTAAATGTAACACCAGCTATTGCATTATCAATATATAATTGTGTAATTGAATCTGAAGATAATAATAGAGATTCAGTTGATAGCGATTTACCAATAATGCCGTATTCTGTTTGCGTGAGAGTCAAGCTTCCGTCTGCATCTAAATAATAATCTTCGCTGGTAACTAATCCTGCTTGTTGATCTGCAATTTTACCGTTAGTATACACTGGACCTATTTGCCCAGCTTCTGTGCTTGTTTTTACTATACCTATAAATTTACCAGCATTCGATTCAACTGTTGTATAGGCGGTGTCATATAAAGTACTTTGGCCTGGCCCTGAAGTGTTGCCTCTGTAGGAAATTATAATTTTATTTTTTACAGTGTCGGTAGTAATATCATTGTACCAACTAGGATTAAAATAAATATCTTCTGGATCTAAGAAAAGGAATGTTCCTGCTGGATTAATTACGCCTGTTTGTATTTTTCCTCTACCATTGGTAGTGTCTCGGAACGCAATACAAACTCTTTTAGAATTAGATTCATATGCTGCTGCTAAGTAAAGTACATTATACTCAGCAAATGTGTACGGTAATTTCAAATCAAAACCTGTACCAACTATGGCACCAGTTCTATATGTTCCATAATTACTGTTATCTATGTCGCGATATACTACTACAAGCCTATCATTTTCAGGAGTAATAATGATATCATTGTAATCACCATTATTGGCAACCACTGTTGCATCGCCGATGTTAACTGTAATTGTCGTAACTGTGGTAAATGATGCCGAAACCAACATTACATTACCATTAGATCTATGATAAGATATAATGCTTTGATTGGTGTTAGGATCATATGCCGCCCTAATATTATTGATAATGTTAGTGTCAAATATTTGTTCTGTGCCTAAACTTAAGGTGCCATTTATTATTGTGCCTACAACAATTTTTCCTTGGCTGCTGTCATTAGTATCTTCGTAGTGTAATAATATCGATTCATCAGTTGTGTTATAAACCGCATATACAGAACCTGCTATAGCCGAATTTGGAAGATTAATAGGAGAGCGTAGATTAATTTCTGTTCCTGCAATTTCTGCTAATCTAACCTCATTGTTATACACGATTACTACAAAATCTAATTCAACATGATATGCTACAGCTACATCAAAGACTGAACTTGAAAGTTGTTTAGGAGTTCCATAATCAATTGTATTGTCAGCTTTAATTTGTCCTACAACAACTTTAGTATCAGACTCTGTTACATCCTTATATACAACTATAACTTTATCTTTTCCATTAAACACAGAATCAACATCATTAATATCATTTGCAGTAAACGTATGATCAGTATACGTTATACTCAAGTTTTCAGTGTAAACTGCAGATACTTTTTCTATTTTACCATCGGCTCTCAGTGCAACGGTCGTACCACCACGGATGAACTCATGAAATTCAAATTGAGCATCGGCATCTTCTATACCATAACCGGATAATGTAGTTGGAGTATTGTAAATTTTTTCCCAGGATGTTTCTGGAAATATTTGCAAATGATCTGAGTTGAGCCCTTTTCCTATTAAACCAAAGTCAGTTTTTGTTGTTGTGAAACTAGCATCTGAATTTAAATAATAGATTTGATCAAAGGTAAGTGATGTCTGATGCCTATCTACTGCTCCTCTTAGGTTAATTTTTCCAGACTGACCTGCAGGTATGTCATCATCTGCAACGCCTATAAAACGGTTAGCATTACCATATAAATTAGACTCTGCAGAAAATAAAGTAATTTCTCCTTTATTATTGTCAACTTTGTCTCCATAAGCAATGACTGTTTTATTAGTTGTGGTATCAAAAACTGATGCCACAGCGGTGAGAGGATAACCTTGCCCGTCTGCGAAGATAAAATCAGGTTCAAATTCTATTGTGTTGGTAGCAGGTCTAACAATGCCTACTTTTGTGATGCCAATTTTTACAGGATCAGTTGTATTTCTTTCATATGAAATGATTACTTTTTGATTTTGATTATCAAATGATGCTGAAATTTTTGAAGTAAATCCAGTATCAAACACCACAGGAGTACCAAAAGTAATAAAACTACCTACAAGATATCCTGTTACCGCAGTACCTCTGCCGCTGTTACCTCCATCTGAATAACATATTACACAACGGTCTGTAAAACTATCCCACACAACAGAAATATCTGTAATAGGATTATTTGTTGAAAAAATGTAATGAGGTCCTACCTGGAAACTAGTTCCTAATGCGTTCGTCCAAATTAAATTTGCATAACCTCGTCCTGTAGCTCCGTCTTGATATGCTAGTAAGGTAAAATCATTTGATACAGTTCCATCACCAGGTACATTGGTTATAGAATCTATATAGTTCATAGTTTCAGCAGGATTTACACTAAATCCTGCAAGATAAACTAAATTAATAGTTGTACCAGTAGTAGTTAATAATCTTACCTGACCTCTATTAGACTCACCCTTAAATGCTAATACTGTTACATTTGCTAGAGCATCATAACTAATTGAGTGATATAATCCTTGGAAACCATTTGAAGTTTCAACAGCAGTTCCAATAGATAGGGTATTGTTAAATGTAATTATATCTGCTGCAACAGCAAAGCCTTTGTTAGAATCGTTTACATCAGTATAGGCGAATATCAATTGATTATTAGGAATAAATGTAATAGCAGTATATGCTATTTCATCATTAAGGATTTTATAAGATGGTCCGAAATCAATATTGTTGCCTGTAATTTCTCCAATACGCACAAAACCATATCCGTCTTGGTTTTTCCATATCACAGCAATTTTATTATTATCGGAGCTATAAGCAACATCTATAATCGATGCTTCTTCGCCAATGTCTGTAAAAACTATAGGTAATGTATTAGTAGCTGCATTTAACGTGTCGCCACCGACAAATTCAGATACTGGTTCTACATTCCCATTTGAATTTACAACTACTACATCTCCTTTAGCAATTGTAACTTCAGCTGTGAAGAATTTTTGGTTATCGCCTAGAGTTTCTTGAAAACTATATAAACCATTACCATCAGCTGTCAAGACTAATCCAGGTAAGACGCTAGAATCTGTATCAACATCTTCTAAAGCAGATAGTAACCCTGCTTGAAATGACTTAAAATAAAATGTTCCATTGCCTGCAGAGGTTAAGACATCGTTTGCATTAGATGTTGCTGTAACATCTTGTAGGGTTGCCAGAGTAAGAGCCGAGCTTGCACCCCAATAAAAAGAGTTGCTCGATGCAGCATATAAAACTTGTCCAGCACTTGGATTATTTGTAATCTGTAATAAATCAGTCAAATTACCACTAAATGCATCAGTGATGCCATAACCAACTAATGTAGTTGGTATGTTTAATAAACTAGTAAATTCTCCATCGAAATGAGCTGCACTAACTGCAGCTAATTGAGAGTCGACATAAGTTTTAGTTGTAAAGTTTGCGTTATTGGTAAGTTGTGTAATATTGTCTGCTGGTTGTAATGCACTGTCTGCAAGACTTCCTTGTGTTGAAGTAGCAGCATCTGTGATACCATATCCTGCAAGCGTTGTTGGTTTATTTAAAAGATTATTAAATTGTCCATTGAATGCAGTTGATGCTAACTGATAAAGCGTTAGATCAGGTCCTTGTATCCGTATGTTACCATCTGCATCACTATAGGTTGCAATATTTCTTTCGCCTGAAATCTTAATACTGTCGGTAAGCGGTATAGAAATTATATTGCTATCATCTGCAGCAATTTTTAAATAGATGTCTTCTAATTTAACACTTACAGTTATGTCATTTGCTGAGTCTCTAATGAAAGAGATACCATATCCTTCATTTAACTCAACATCAGTTGGCAATGATTGATCAACAATAGCAGCATAACTGGCAACTACATCAACACTATCGGGTAATGAACTCTTAACAGATAATCTGGTATTATATCCTAAAATTAATTTTTCGCCAGTTGACACAACTCGCAAACTTGTCCGACTAGGTAACACGACATCTTTTATATAATATCCGTTGTCAATAACCACGTCAACATTTACCATTAAGTTTGTTACATTAGTTAAACTTAATCCAAGTAAAGTGTATCTTGCAAATGCTGTTGATTCTAAGATTTGAGTATCGTCTAAACCAATATTTTTTACAATTTTATTACCTATTACTGCCATTTATAATCCTAATAGTTATATTTATTGTTACCCAAAAATTAATATTTGCAGTAGTATGTCATCTTCGGCAAATTCAATTGCATTTTCTGCTTGGTTAATTCTTAAATAACCTCCTTTGAATCCTGCATAAGAATTTGGGGTATCTATTAAAGCCCTAAAATTAGTAACTCCGTCTACATTACTACCAACAATTTGTGTGTTAAGTTTATTGACCAATTGCTGGTAAGATATTGATTGTAAAGTTTCATTTGCTGCATCACGATACATAAATTGATCAGCAGCATCTAAATCTGGTACTAAATTAGTTTCTGTTGTACCATCAAGGTTTGCGATTATTTTATCATTTAAACCTAAAGTTACAAAAGGACCAGTTTCGCTTGAGATCCTTTCAATACCACCATCTGGAGTAAAATCATTTGGTAAATCTGCTCTAATTAATTCTGGACTAAATTTACGTAATTCAAATGTATTAGGAGCGGTTTCGATTGCACCTAAGAAGGTTGTCTGTAGGGCATTAGTTTCCGATTCAGTTGCTGTGCTTTGATTAATTACTGCATCAACCGTTAAGGTAACTGCTATATTGGTTTTACCTGAACCTGTCGCATCTCCTGTTAAATTGATATTTTGATTTTCTTGCAGGTATGTATTTTCATCAATGGTGATAACAGCATCTTTCCTAACTAAGAAACCGTCTACAGTGAAATCAGATTCTTGTAATGAATCTCCATTTAATAAAAGTTGGAATTTGGTAGGCGTATTATAGGGATTCTGCTGAAATTGTGTTTTTTCTAGGACTACATAGGTAGAAGTATCGTAAACTACAATATCACCTTTATAATAACCTTCATAACTAGTTGGATCAAACTCTCCTACCCAATCAAAACCTTGGACGAGTAATTGCCAATCTTGATTAATATCTCCTGTTTGATTTACAGGTTTATTTGAAGTAGATGGAGCAATTACTACATAAGTCGTGCCATGGAATACTACAACATCACTTGTTTCATAAAGGGTGCCTGCTTGCCAGTTACCCTTCGGATCTAATCTTCCATCAAGTCTTTCAAACTTATCAGGATCAGTGCTTGGATTTTCACCTACTGCTACAGTTTCAATTGCGAGCCAAACAGTGCTGTCATAGCTAATTATATCACCAGGATCTAAATCTTGTGTGCTATTAAAATTAGGAATATAATTACCAAAACCTTTAGCTAGTACTTCCCAATATCCACTACCTGTATATAGATCAACATTAGGGTTAGCCCTACCAATTGGAACGGTTTGTAGGGCTATAAAAGTATTAGGACCATATTGAACGATTTGATTTTTATAATATATACGATCGGAAAGACCTGTTTGATCTTCGGACCAGGCCCCTAAAAAACTTACCCCTTCTGTTATTTGTAAAAAACTTGCTTGTCCGTTAGGAGTAGGCGGACGGTTGCCGTTGTCACTATCGTCAACTGTTACAGTTTCGACTTTTACAACATATAAAGATCCGGCAAATGTTACCGCGTCAAAAAATTCTAATTGCTGTCCATTGTAAGATTCAAAGTCGCCTTTGAAGACCATCCTTACACGGCCAAGATTTAAAGTTGCCATATTTTATAATCCGTCTGTGAAGACAAATTCTCCATTATTATTAATAAATGCATTATCAGCAGAAAAATTGTCAACATGGGTCAAAATCAGATCGCCATCGTTGTCAATACTAAGATCAATGATTACTCCTAATAAATTACCACTTCCTCCGCCGGTTCCTTGTTGATCTGTGCCAGGTACCCACTCATAACCATTCCATTTTAAGACATCACCTACTGCAACAGAACTATCATATGCAACATCAAATAAATCATTCAATCCACGTGCTGTGCTATCTGTATCTGGTACAAACTCATAACCGTTCCAGGTTAATGTATCTCCTACTTGGATTGAACTGTCATAGGTCACATCAAATAAATCATTCAATCCACGTGCCGTGCTATCTGTATCTGGAACCCATTGTGTACCGTTCCAGGTTAATGTATCTCCTATTTGTATGTCAAATGTACTGTACGCAACGTCTGTTAATTGATTTAGAGTTGTGGCACCACCTCCGGTTCCTCCGCCGGTGTTGGTAATTTTAATTTGCTGGTAAGGAGAACCATTAGGATCAAGCTCTATTGCTATTCCTGTTCCTGCAACAAACTCTACAGTATCTAAACCTGTTGCAATAAGATCTTGTTGCCCTGCTGCCTTCCACGTCTTGAAAGTTGAATTCATCTGTACCTTAACGATACCAGATCCGAGATCAACTACATCAAAGCCACTATCAGTATCAAACCTTATAGCTGTAACGTCGGTTGTATTACTAATGAGTGTATTATTTGTATCAACTACGCCAACTGAAAGAGCGTTAGGTTTATCTGTTAAGTCATCCCAGCTACCACTAAACAATGTAGGTAGATTTGTTAAGTCATTATAATCACCACTAAACAGAGTTGGTTTATCTGTTAAGTCATCCCAGCTACCACTAAACAATGTAGGTAGATTTGTTAAGTCATTATAATCACCACTAAACAGAGTTGGTTTATCTGTTAAGTCATCCCAGCTACCACTAAATGCATCAGTAATCCCATATCCTGCCAGGGTTGTAGGTTTATTTGTAAGATTATTAAAATCTCCATCAAATATAATTTGATTTACAAATTCTAGACCTGTTGCATCTTGTTTGACTTTAACAAAATATCCAGCTGATCCTACATAGGTGCTAGGAGTATCTGTTAATTGTCTGAAAACTGTTGCTCCACCACCGCCACCTGCACCAAGAGGTATACCTCCTGGCGTTACTCCGTCTGATAACCGTAAATCGCCAGTATCTTCATTGTAAAAAATTGTTCCATATTCGCCAACGAAAAGATTTAAGTCAACTTTGACTAAACCGGCTTTGATTTTACGAGTAAAATTCATTAGGCTATTTCATCTTCCTCTGGTTCGTCTAAGAGTTGTGCAGACACTACAGTTGGTTTACCTTGCTCTGCTTTTTTTAATTCTAATTCTTGTTGTAGCGGACTAACTAAAACAGGCGGTTTATCGTCAGCCTGTGGTTCATCCTGTGCTCCAGGCATATCTATTTCAGGATCACCGTCACCGTTTATTTTAATGTTAATAGGTACATTAATTGTAAATTCTCTTGCTCTCATACTTTAACCTTTTTTAATATTTATCAGGGTTTAATAGTCTGGAATATCGACTAATAATAAATCAAATGTACAGGTGTATCTTCCATTATTAGAAAATGTATGCATCCTAGCGTCTATATCTGTTTTTTCAGGAAAAGCTTGTGGTATAGGATATTCTAATTGATAAGGTCCGCCAACTCCGTTTATTTCTGCAACATGTTTAAGCTGGAATGATCCTGTACCACCTGGCCGTGCAAATAGTTTAAAACTACCTGTGGCTGTTCCTTGTGCAGTAACATCTAGTCGCATCAGATATGCTGTCTTGCCTGCTGGCACAGTGTAGATTGCCATAAGAGTTTGACCAACATCTTCTAATATTTTTGCAACAATAGTACCATTTGCTCCACCAGATTTAATTAATATCCTATCTGTGTTAGGATTAAAACTCCCACCATTAGTAAAAGTTGCTCTGTAGATTCTTTTAAAAGAATTTAATGTTGTAGCAGTTCCTGCCGCTATTGTTACTGTTTCCTCTTGTGCATTATAATCATTATCAAGTCCTTGCACAGTGACAGTATCGCCGTTATGAGTTTGCGTAATGCTTGCTTCATTATTTGTAGCAACAACTTGTATTGTAAGGACGCCATTGTTGTCAATTATTTCCCAGGGATAAATGGTATCATTTTCATCCCAGATAGTGCCATTTGTATTTTGGCTCATTTGAGGTACAGCTCCAAATTTATGGATCTGTCCAAATCCAGTTGGCAAATTTACAGCCCAAAAAATATCACCGCCAACAGTTCTTACTACAGGTTGTCCTACACTATTGTAGTCCATTGCGTAATGCAAATTAAGAAGATGCGATTCGTCTGGATGATCGTAATTTGTTGTATTATTTGATAATCTGCTATAAGCCATTATACCCACGGTCTCCCTGGTAATAGTCCACCTGCATTTGGATTAGTATCTACAGGATCAGTATTATCTGCTGGATTATAAGTTTTTGGCAATTGTGTCAAATCATAATTAGTATTTGGATATCTACCGGGCATTGCTGCCCGCTTTGCACTTGCAAGATCGAGTTTTGCTATTTGTCTATCCTTTTTTAATGGTATAGTTGAAATGCCGTTTGCTGCCATTATGACCACCCCCTAGGATCTTTTACCCTTAAATCATCAACATGTTTTGGTCCATTTAATCCTCCGCCTGCACCAGTTGTTACGCTGTCTATATCAGTAACAATTTCGTTTGGACTGTTTGAATAATATTGTGGACCTCTATTTGCCAATACTGCTGCTATTTGCTCAAATCTTCTTAATTCTTCATTATCTCTAGACGGTGATTCGATATTGCCTTCTTTCGGGTCCTTGTCAAATGCGTCAATTAAATCAAGCACAGCTCTAATCATATCAGTTGTTTTCATTCTTTTTCCTAATAATTTATATCGTCGTAGTCTGGGCTATCGTCAGTCCACTTGAGCTTTATTACTTCCTCTTTTTCCATATCCTTAAATCGTCTATAAAACATTTCAATTTCTCCTTCTAGCTCCTGTCCAGTAGGTAGACTGTCTACATCATACCATTTAGAAAATTCTTTTTCTTTAGTGTCAGGATATTTTTTCATATATTCTTGTTTCAGCGGAGCAGGTATTTTAAATTGTATCTTGTTTGCTCCACCAAATAAATTTACCATATCGTAACCATCTGACATTAAATTTATCTCTTCCGGAAAGTCTTCATACTGTTGCTCGTTAAAGTCAACTCCATACTTGGTAGCATTTATAAGCGCCATTTTAGATTGCTTACCCCATTGATCAAAGCCAGTGCCCTTTGCGATTGTCAACTTTGTGTTTAACATATTTTGCGCTACAACACAGGCTCCCCAGATGCGTATGCCTACCGCCCATGCATTCTTGCCATCTATGTCTTCGTGTAGTGTAAAGAAAGTTCCAAATACTACATGAGGATTAGATACTTCACTAAGCGGTACATCCCACTCCATAGGCTTTGCCCCATACTCTTTGTTGTAAACCATGTCAACAACTTTAAATGCGCCTGTATGGAAGAACACTGCTTGTATAGGTTCATATGGATGTATAATTTCTTGCCCTTTCCTATCTACCACACCATCGTATCCCATATCTCTAAATAACTTATTCCACTTGTTCGTATCTTTTGGCGGTGAAGGTTTGTCAAATAATTTAAAACGCACTACTTCATCATTGTAGTTAGGAGGTGCATCGCCTTCGTCCTGTGCTTTCTGCTCCATGCGCTTTAGTTCCATAGTGTACTGTTTGATAGGAATAAGATTACTATCATTTACAGATCCGGAAAGGGCAAAGAACGCCATGCGTGTAGCATTCCAAAACATACCTCCCGGAGTCCGTATACGTGCTGCTGACTTAGCACTATCTAGTAATCCTTTAGTCATTTCCCAACTCAGCACTTGACTATGTCCTTTAGAGTGGAAATGATCTACAAGTTTTTTTGCTACTATTTCTAAATCTTTGTCTATTTGATCACTGCCATATTTTTCTAGATCAAGCATGTTACCTGTTGCTCGGATGATATATACAGCAGGCTGTTCACCAGCAAACGGAACTTCAAAAATCCTCCTATTGGGGTCTGCACCTTTTCGCCACATCTCAGGTAATGGATAGGTGTATATACCATTAGGTGTATTATACTTGCTTTTTGGATTTATTCCTATCTTAAACCCACTTGTGTTTCTGCCTTTAGCAACCGATGTCTTACTTGTTACACCTCTACCTACATCCATAGTGTAACTGATGTAGATATCAGGATCATCCTTATGCTTTTCAAGTGCATCATACAAACTTATTTTAGGATTTTGTTCCGGGTTACGTCTTGCTTCGTCTATTTTAAATTCTCTAAATCTCATAGCTTCTCACATCAATATAATTTCACCTTTAATGCTGTCTTCGAAA